GACCGGCACGCCTTCTTTCATTTCGGGAAGCGGGTAGAGCGGGTGGGCATCGCTATCGAACTCGGTTCCATACCGTATGCCGGAGCGCACGAAATCCGCAAGGACCATGCCGAGCTTGTCCACTCTCTTCTCCTGAAGCATCGCCGTTCCGCCGCCTGCGCCATAAGCCAGCTTCGCGGACTTATACCGGCCCTCGTAGGGAAGACCGACGCAATAGTTCTCGACCGGATCATCAAGCGTGATCGAGCCGCCGGATACGGTGAACAGCTTAGCCGTGGTGTGGCTGCTCAGATAGCTTGTCGGCGTGACTTCCTCGGTGATCGGCGCCCCATCGGCCCATACCTTGACCTGCTCGCCTTCAAGATGCGACAGGCCGGTAATCGTGGCCGAAGACGCCTGCGTGCCCGATTTGAACGCATCCATGACCTTGGCAATCGTACCGGGAACGGCCTCGCTATCCTTGGCCATCTTCTCGATATGACGAACCGGGGACCCGTTTATGGTCCGGTTGACGATGAAATAAGGCCTGTCCTGATCCGTGCCGGGGAGAACCGCGACACTCTCGACCGTGCCGTCCGTCTCCACCGGGATGAAGGCAATCACCTCCTGTTGCGGCTCGTAGACGATGCACACAAGCGATCCGTCTTCGTTGACCACCCATGCCCGCGTATCGGGGCGGCGCTGGACTGCTATTTCCTTGATGCCGGAGGAAAACAGCGCCAGATTGAGTTTGGTCACTTCCGACGTTTGCAGGTCGCCGGCCTGGATATCGAATAGGACTTCGAATAGGCCAGTGCCGGAACGCCCCACAAACAGGCCCCGGCTATCGATCTTGACGGAATCCACATCGTCGCTGCCATAGGTCGAGATGGTCTTGACCGTGGCGTTGGTCGGCGTCAGCGGTTCGTCGAAGGAAGAAGACCGGATTGCGGCCTCGGACCCGTCCGTCAGCGCGACGAGCCTTTGCAGGGGCAGGAAGGATTGAACCGCGTTGATCCCGTCCGTCGCGATGTTGCGCAGGACAGGGCCGGAATCGCCCTCAATGTCCTCGTCAAAACTGTCATAGGCATCGGAAACCGAGCCCCAGAACTTGTCGTTGCCGCCCCACCAAAGACGGCCCTCGGCCAGAGCAACGGCAGACGGCCAGCCGCGCGCGTCCGACCATTCACCCTCGCGCCAGTCGGCGGTGTAGCTAGTGTTGAGAAACGGGGTCAGAACCTCGATATCGACCTGTGTGGAACTGGTGTATCCGGTTACGCGCGCAATGCCATGACCGCCGCCGCCGCCATAGGCCAGCCCGACAGTCGCGGTGCCGCTTGTATATTGCGCCACACCGAAGCCGACCCTGTACCAGATAATGGCGTTGTCGTTGTCGTCGTTGATCTGGGTCGTGCCGGCAGGCGGATTGGAATAATGCTGGTAGCCGAAATCTTCGCCGTCGAACGAACGGTAGAGACTAACCGTACCGGCATAGGTGCCCGACAGAGTGACGTTGAACAATCTGTCGCTATGCGTCCCGACCTTGACGCCGGTGACCTTGATCGGGTCGCTATAGCGCACCTCGCCCGCCAAGACGGCATTGGTGTTCTGTCCCTCGTGAAACAGGCGGAACAGCGCCCCGACATGCGATGCCGTGAAGAACGGCTTTTCTGCTGTCAGTGTGGTATTGCCATAAGTCGCGGCTGGCTTCAGGCGAACCGGCGCGGTTCGGGCGAGCGTGAACGGGCCATCATTGGCGAAATATTTGACGATAGACCACGAATTGTCGCCGCGCCTCTCAATCCGGCGCTGCTGGTTGACACCATCCGCAACGAACATGACATCGATCGATTGCGAGAACCGAAGAACCTTCTGGTTCGTCCACGGCGTCGGCAGGGTCATGACGCCCGAGCCCTCTACGGCAATGGCGTCGACCTTCTTGGTAATGTCGCTGTCGGTCTGGAATTGTACCCAATAAGAGCCAGACGGCGTAAAGGCGAGACTGTGCGTGCCCTCGGCAAGCGACGTTTCCGAAATGTACTCGTCACCACCATCCGTAGACCCGCAACGGAATGTGACCGGGCCGCGATTAATGACGATGCGCAGCGCGTGAAGCGTTCCGGCAGAACTCGTGGAAACCTGTTGCTTGGCC